TACCTGTTCGAAATAAAAGATGAACGGTTGTTTATTACGACTGCCAATGACGAAGGCAGGATTACGGCCAGTTTGGAATGTATGGCAGAGGAAGATCTTTCAATCTGTGTTCCTGCCTCCATTCTTGATGGGCTGAAAACATTGCCGGAGCAGCCTCTTGATATTTATATCAATCCGGACAATAAATCGATTCTTATTAAATATTATGGAGGTAAATTCGAGGTCGTCGGATATGATTCGAAGCCTTTCCCGCAAAAGAAAAAGACAGAGATTCTTGACGAAATCCGGACTACGCCGGAAGAATTCAATAACGGTATCTCCAAAGTGATCAATTTTGCAGCTGCAGACGAACTGCGCCCTATTATGAACTCCGTATCTATTGAAACGGCTCCGGGAGAAATCATCTTTGTTTCTTCTAATGGACATGGGCTTGGTTTGTTTAAGAGAAAAAAACAATGTTGCACAGAGACCTGTTCGGTAATCATCAGCCGACAGATCGCATCTGTTTTGAAAGGGTTGATTCCGTTATCTGAAGAAGAACTAACAATTAAAGTAGGAAGCGATTGGTCGGAAATCTCTTTCGAGGATTACGAAATTTCTTTTCGTAATGTGGAAGGTCGTTATCCCAATTGGCGGGCTGTTGTTCCGAAATCCAACAATCTTGAACTGAAAACGGATACCAAATTACTATTGGGAGCCATAAAGCGCACTTCTGTATTTTCAAGTAAAGTATCATGCCTTATAAAGTTGAGTGCCCGTTATGATAAGCTTGTTGTATCGGCCCAGGACTTGGATTATTCCACTTCTGCGGAAGAAACCATTCCGGTAGAATTTGGAGAAAGGGAGTTTATTATCGGTGTGAAAGCGACTTTGATACAAGATATGATTTCTTGTATTGACGGTGATCGTTCGATACTTTCTTTCGGCACTCCCAGTACCGCTATTCTCATTGCCCCGGAGAAGCAAGCCGAGGGCGAAGAACTTACCTATTTATTAATGCCCATGACAATCCAGTAAGTTATGAAAGAGTTCAAAGATACAATACAGAAATATTTGGAGCAACGAGTTGCAGAAGATCCCTTGTTTGCTCCCAAGTTTGAAAATCCTAAAAAGAATATAGATGAATGCTGTCGTTACATTTTAGGAGAAGCCCGTAAACGGGGAACTTCTGTCGTAATGAGTGATGCAGAAGTCTTTGGGATGGCCGTACATTATTATGACGAAGAGAATATCAAGATAGAAAAAGTTTCTGCCGGTTGCTCTATTTCTTCTAATCAAAAGGTAGAGTTGACGGAGGAGGACAAGAATGCGGCTCGTGAAGCGGCTATCAAACGGTTGGCCGAAGAGCAATACCGATTGCTCAAAAAGAAGCCTGCAAAGAAAAAAGCAGATGCAAATGTCCAACAAATGAGTCTGTTTTAATATGAAGCCGAGAACGAAATTGGAAAAACGGGTGACGGAGTTAAGTGGAAAGCTGCCTGCCATCACGAAGGAACAGGAAGACTGGGCCAAAAAGCATCTGTTTGACCATTTTGCCTACAAATGTAAGGATGAACTATGGTGTTCCGAATGTGGTAAGATGTGGGTCAATACGAGTAAAGATAAATTGGGTGACAAAATCGAATGCCCTTATTGCCACCATCAATTGGACGTAAAGGTTAGCCGAAAGCAGAAGAATCATGAAGAAACATATATGTCTGTCTTGCAAGTGAAAGGAGGTTTTCAGGTGATCCGGCATATACTATGTTGGAAAAATGCCAGGAAGGCAACTTCTCTGATTGGACAGCCGGACTGTCATCCTGTGAATTATAATTTCATCGAAATGGCGCAGGAGTGGATCTGTGAGGACGGTAAACGTACGATCATGGCCCGACCGATGAACACGGGATGTAACGGATGGATATATGGTAAACCTCTCAGTATTAAAAGCGAATATGGTAGTAGCTATTGGAATTATCGTGGTGATATATATGCGATACGGGGAGGACTATGTCCAAAGAAAGAGCTGTTACCTGAATTGAAGAAACGGGGACTGAATAGACGGTTCCCGGATGTCAATCCTTCGAAGCTAATACGTGATCTCTTGAAAGGCGGAAACGATGTGGAACTATGTCTCAAGACCGGGCAAATATCCATGTTGAAACACATGTATAAAACTGGCTTCTCCCAACTTCGCTATAAACCGTCGTTCAACATCTGCAACCGCAACCATTACATCATTAAGGACGCTTCTATGTGGGAAGATTATATGTCTTTGCTGTCTTACTTTGGTAAAGATATGCGTAACGCCCACTATGTCTGCCCTAAGAACCTGAAGACTGTACATGATAAACTATTAAAGATAAAACAGGAACGTGAAGCCAAGTTGAGACAGGAAAGGAATCGAGCACAAGCTATCAGTAAGCGCGAAAAGTTAATGAAGGATATAGCCGGCTTCTACGAGCGGATGGAAAAGTTCTTCGGATTGAGAATCGAAGAAGAGGATATAATCATCCGCCCTTTGGAAAGTGTCACCCAGTTTTATCAGGAAGGTAAGGTCATGCACCATTGCGTATATCAGAACGGATACTACAGACGGCCGGAATGCCTGATATTGTCGGCAAAGGACACGGCTGGAAAGCGATTGGAGACGATAGAGGTAAACTTGAAGACACTGGATATCGTCCAGTCTCGAGCTGTTTGCAATGGTGTAAGTGAGTATCACGACCAGATAGTAAAACTGGTGAAGAAGAATATGAACCTGATTCGTCAGAAATTGATAGCGTAAATTTACAAGGATGACTTACATTGAACTTATAAATAATTTTTGGGAATTGGATGAAGACTGGCAATTTACCTGCTGTGAAACGAGGCTTTATTTTTATTTGTTGAAAACAGCGAATCGTTTAGGCTGGGTGGATAGCTGGACGCGTAGCGATGCAAAGGTGTCGTCTGACGTGGGAGTGTC